CCGTTTCAATCGGTCCGACCTTCTTCTTTTCGCGTTTGATGCTGCCCGGCTTTGCGATGTCTGGAATCAGGCCGTTCGTTTCCCCTACGTACTTCAAGGCCGCGACCGCCGTGGCGTTTTCTACCTGCGTCGGTACCTCGTCTAGTCCCACCGAATACCCTTCGTAGGTGTAAGCGTAAGACCGAGGCCAGTGCAGGGCTTGCGTTGTGGGGTATTGCCGTTCCCCTTGCCAGCGTCGCCGGCCGCTCCCAAAGTTCAAGTCGATGAACTTTGTCGCCTCAACAAGCGCCGTCTCTTTTTCCCCTGCCGTCAGAGTTGACCATGCGGACGGATTGCCGTACTTCGTATGGTATGTGTCGGCATTGGCAACGGACAGGTAACTGTCGGCGTCCGCTTTGCCAGTTCCATCTTCTACGGTGATGGCCATGGTCTACCTCATTCCGATGGTCGTGCTTGTCCGCGCCACGACTCTACTAATTCGCGCACGCGCCTATTTGCGTCTTGGCATTCGACTTGCAAATCAGGGTTATCCCAAAGGGCATCTTGAATTGAGAGCGTATGGATGGTGATCTTCTCCCCTTTTAGGCTTGCCTTGGCACCAATGACATTGTATCCAGGCTGCGCTACATCCCGAATTAACACCTCATAGTGGCCGTCTTTCCAACCAGGCTCCTGTTCCACAAAAAAAACGTCTTTTCCGTGCACGGAGCACTCAAGTTCACCGCTCGGGTCTGCCTTCTGGAGTTGCCTGATCAAATCTTTCGTCTTCACGCCTACTTCCTTATTCGGCGTTGTCGCTGCCTTCCCCGTCACCCAATTCGCTCGGCCCTTCGAAGCGTTCCGTAATTACAGGTTCCGGCTCACTTGGCTTTTCGACCTTCTTCTTTCGCGGCCGTCCCCGCTTCTTCTTCGGTTTTGCATCAGAATCGCCCACAGAACTTGAAGTGTCGGCCTGTGCGTCGCTTTTCGGGCCATCCCCTTGTTCTGATGGGTCTTGCTTTTCGTCTTCCGTGAGCGGCTTGGATGTGGGTTCTACGAGCACGTGGCCGCCGATCATCAGTTGCTTAACATCCGTATCACGGACAACAACACGCACACCGTTCGGGGCCATCATCTCCCAGCGGTCGGATTGCGGGTCATGGTCGGAGCCCCCGCCCATTACGCGCAGTTGGCTCATCAGTTCTTCCAGCGTCGGCTCTGCGGCGGCTTCAATTCGATTGATGATTTCCTGTTCTTGCAGCGCCGCCTGTTCTTGCGTCAGAACACCCGTGGCGCAGGCATACCACAGGTCGCGTCGGTCTTTCATTGCCTGTAAGATTTCACCGTCGGTCATTTGTGACATTGTTTTGCTTCCCTCCTTCGGAATGCTGGCAGGGAGCGGGCGTTCTCGAACCCACTCCCCACCAAAGGGTCAACAACGTTACGGCTGGTTCGGCTTGCCTGCGATACGACAGGCCAACTCGGGCCGAATCAGGGCCGTCCCAAACAGGATATCAAACTCCCATTGGGTCATCTTGTACATATGCGTCAGCACTTCGAGTCGCAGGACGAGCCCCGTCACAGGGTCCGCCAACGACTGCATCACGCGCCGTCCGGTCGGGTCGGTGTCCATCAGGGGGCGAGAGGCGAAACCAATCGCGTCCCGATGGAAAGCCAGGTTGACCGCGTGGCTCGCCATGAACTTAATCGCACAACTGTCATCACCGGCAGCCAGGGCCACCTTCAACCCAGGCGCGAACGTCACGTCGGAGTCGGTGCCTACCAGCGTGGTCGAACTGGAAACCACATAGGTCTGCTCGTCGATGACGCCAGACGCACGCGCTGCGGGGAACTTGAATACATCGCCCGCAGACGGCTTGGTCGTGAACCCGTCCATGTGGATGGTGGTCGTCCCCACGGCATACCCCGAGCCGTAGTCCAACAGCGGAGTCCCGGCCGCACCGGTCGTGTGCGTGGTCACGTTGGCGTCTTCCTTCCAATCGAAACCAAACGCTGTGCCGATGTCGCCCGTCTTCATGGTGTCGGACTGCCCGCGCATGTCGGCCCGGTAGAACGACTGGAGGCTTCTGGCCGCGTGTGCTGCGTTGTGGCCAAGAATACCGTACCGAGGGGCCAGAGGCGCTTTTTGCTTGTTCAACTCCCGTTGCGCGGCGGATGCTGCATCCACAACCGGAGTTGCTTCCGCGAACGGGGTCACGCCGGCAGTGCCAACGTAACCATAGACACCGGTGTACGTGGCGTGGATCTGCTCATTGACGTAGGCCGCGAGCGCCTCGATTGATGCGGACACATTCGTTGGGATATAGTTTTTGTCCGTGTCGATCTGGGTGATCTCCTGGTCGTTGAGCGCGAACGGCGCGCTTTTCCGCCAATTGTCCAGGCTCAGCGTCTTCGTCGTCGGGGTCTGGTCACTTGCGGCCGTTGGTGAAGCCGCAGGGGTAACTGCCGACGTGGTGACCGAGGGCGGGATTTCGATAGTGACAGTCTCGCCCTTCTTCGCCGGGTTCTCCAGATCCGCAGCGTAGCCACGATTCACCAGGGCCGGCATGCAAACCATGCTGCGCAAAGCCAGCATTCCTCTTGCCAAAATCTTAGGCAAGATTGCAGTAAGCGTATTAGCCATTGCTTATCCTCCTTATTGTTTGTTCCGCTACGACAATGGCTAAGCCACCAGGCTTCTACGCAGCGGCTACGGTTAATCGACTACGTCAACCTCACCCAAGGCAATACCTTCCAGATTGGCCGACATTGCCCGGGTGTCTGATCTACTGATGGTTTTCTTCCCGGTCGTGGCCGAATCGGATGCACTCGCACCAGAACCGCCCTTTCCGGATCCATTGAACAGGTTGGGCTGTGAAGTCTTCATTTCCTCGAAGTACTCGTCCAGGGACATGTAATCCGCCGAGTGCGGCACGTTGGTCATGCGAGGCTTGCCGTCCGGACCGACGATGCGCGGGACCATGTTGCCAGTGTCGTCCTGCATCAGCTTGATGTCGTCGCGCGCGGCCTTGAGCACCAACGCGGAGCTACCCTGGATGCCGCCCGCCGCCAGGTACGCCTTTTGCGCGGCGTCATCAACAAGGAGCTTGTTCAGTCGGGCGTTCTGCGTGGTGATGGTCTCGTCCTTCTGCTTCATCGATTCGGTGAGTTTCGCCTTCTCGTCTTCGATGTCCTTTTGAAGCTTGGCCATCTTCGCCTCGTACTCGGACTGCTTTTCCTTCTCCCATTGAGTCTTGGCTTCGGTGAGCTTTTTTTCCGGATCGTAACTTGCCCACTCTTCGGCCTTCTTCTTCAGGGTCTTGTGCTCTTCGGGGTCGATTCCCTCGTACCCAAGAAGCAGTTCTTTCGTGCGCTTCGCCTCGACCTCGGCCGCCTTGCGCGCCTTCTCTTCGGCTTCCCGTTGCTCGCGCTCCGACTGCAATGCGGATTTCAACTTATCCTGCCCTTCGTACTGCAAGAAGAACTTCCCGTCCTTCTCGGCATAGTGCTCCTTCACGCCCTCGGGAAGGGCCTCGTGCTCTTCCTTTGTAACTTCCAGCTTAACTGCCATGTGTCTTCCCTCTCTACAGAATCACTCTGTCAGCAAACCATTGAAGGCCGTTCGCCGCGACGCCTACATTCGTTCTAGGTCGCATGTTCACCTCGGAGACCACCTCCAGTATTACGAGCATCATCACGATGCGTTCTTCCTGCGAACATCAACATCCTTCGCGGACAAGCCTTCGATTTCCCGGAGTCTCTCCAGGGTGATGCGCTTGCCCCTGTCGTCAACAAATCGGTCCACTGGGACCTTGCCTTCGCGGAGCAATCGCCCGCGCGTCGGTCCCAGTACGTCATCTTGGAATGCGGCCGGTTGCTTCTTGAGCCACGTTCCGTAAGTCTCGGTCGCCGGCACCTGCCCGTTCATGCTTGCGCGGGTGCTCGGGGGTGCGTCTTTCAGGTCAAGGCCGAGTTCCTTCCAGGATTTCGTCACCGGAGTAATTTGACTCCGACAACCATAATGGGCCGGAGGTCTCGGGCCTTCGTTTAAGCGATAGATGCGGCCGTCTCGGCTTTGACAAATCGGCGTAGTCCTAGAATCCAAAGTTGAGACCCATTTCACCTTCGCCACAAGATGCGAGTTCGCCTTAAACGTGTCTTCCCGCGCCTGCGTGGTCACATGATTGACGGCCGTTCGCGTCACGGCTTCCGCGTTGCGCCGCGCCTTGGCGTAGGCCGTGCCACGCAACGAGACCCTACGTTGTTTACCCCGAATCTTTTTGAAGAAATGCCCATCAATCCTACGCCGGATTTGATGCGTGCCTTCCCCTTCCGTCAGGCCGATGCGGATCTGCTTTTCAATGTCCCGGCGCGCCGCAGTCTCAACCGACTTCCACCAGTCGCGCAGTACCGCGCCCTGGAACGGCCTCTTGGTTACGGCAGCCTTGATGAGTTCGGTTGCGGGCATGGTCGCCTCAATGTCAACGGCAACGAACTGGTCGTTCAGAACCTTAGTCATCCATTCCGCTTCGGCCTTTCCGATTTCGATCAGTGCGTCCTGAAGCTCTTTGTATGTCTTGCTCATGCCAGCCTTCAACACCCAAAAGCCCTCAGACAACGCCTGCCGTAATCGCTCAATACTCCGTGGGCTTAATTCGATTCCTCGTTCCTTCATTTTCTCAAGCTTCGCCATGAGTTTGTTCAATACGTCCGGCAGCACTTCCTTATTCATGTGATCCACAATCCGCGAGACCTCATGCGTCTTGAGCCGCTCCAGGTGATGGGCATGGCGCAGCGTCCGGTGAACGATGGCTTCGTTCACCGTCGCCGCTTCGCGCGTGATTCTGGGGTCTCGTAGTGCTGCCTTAGGCACTTAACCCATTCTCCTTTAGGGCCTGCATGCCCTTAGTTCCTTCGCCCATCTTCTACACTTGCTCGCAACCCGTTGGTACCAGGTCGGGGGTC